CCGCAACTGTGGAATGTCCCATTGCCGGTTGCCGACGTCGTAGATGAAGTTCCCGATGGTTTCCTCGGGCGTCACCTTGAAGGTCTCGTAGAAACTGTGGTTTGCGGTGAGAACCTTCAGGTCCGAATTCAGCACCACCAGGGGCTCGCGCACGGTTTCCACGATGTTCTCGGCATATTCCCGGGCATCCTGGATCTCGGCCTCTAGCCGCTTTCGTTCGGTGATGTCTTCCATTGCCAAGAGGATTATGTGCGAGCCGATATTTTCCCGGAAAATCTGCTGTTGCGCGACGCTATAATACGGAAGCAAAAAACGCTATAACACCCCAAAAAAAACCTTTGACGCCTTCAAGTTAAGCTTGATTACTTATGGATGTCACATCTTTTTAAAAAGTCCCCCAGCAAGCTTATCGATATCGAACGACTGCTTATCCCATATCTTATTACCTGCCCGTTTTGGGTTTTCCTTGAAGAATTGGTTACGCTCTTCAAAGTGCCTTCTGATCGCCTCTTGCATCTCCTTAACGGTGGAGTAGTCGCTGTTACAAATGACTGCCCGCTTCATTCCACCGAAAACAGCCTCTATCACGTTCAAAAACTGCGCATTTGCCGGCAAGGGAACAACCCCAATAGCAGGCCCTTCTCCTCTCTGATTGTGCTCCGATATCCACGCTTTCAGCACTCTTGAAGAGTGTACACCTATTGCATCCCAGGTAAGATAAATCCTGGTCTGTGTATGATATGCATTGACAAGATCCGCCAACAGCGCGACCAAGCCGTCGCTTCCCTTGCTCTCGGTGAATAGCCAGGTAAGTTGATTTGACAGAGCTTCAAGAGCAGCTACAAACTGGACTTTCCCTTTGGAACGTTGAAATTCTGGTATGGTTTCTGTTTCACCTGGCGGCGATAAGTGCCAGCCACCGTACTTTCTCACCCTGTACGGGCCAACTTCATCAATAAAAAAGAAGCATTCACCGGATTTCAAGCTTTTAAGGGTGTCAAGAATTAGCTCCACCTTCGCCTTATAATGCGGATCGGGGCTAGTCAAAACCCGTCTGGCATGCCGCCAACTGTACCCTGTTTTTTTGATCGTGTTTTTAATCGCAGTTGTTGAGAGACGAATGCCGTACTCCTTTTCATATGCCTCAACAATCGTATCATAGGTCCAACTGGTTCTGTTAATACCATAGAGCGCCGGCATCTTGTGGATTATGTCTACAACCCTAATTTTCCTCTGCTCCAGTTCTTCAATTTTTGATGGTCTTATAACCTTTGTTTCTATAAATGCGAGTCGTTTGTTGTTAAACCCTCGAAACCATTTGTAAACAGTGCTTTGATAAGTATTCGTAGCAATGCCTATGTCAAGCATATTCTGGCCATCGTCCATCATCAAAACCGCCGTAGCTTTGGCACTGTGTTTCTTATGGTTTCCAGCCGTATAACGCTTCAATCGATGCTTTTCTTCTGCTGTAAGGGGAGATTTCAGTTTTAGGGGAGTTTTTTGTGCAGCGAGGTCACAGATTCGTTTAAAGGCATTAGCAAAAGAGATTTTAGCCTCAGGAGAGACCAATGGACTTGCGACAATTATCTTACATAGCTCTGGCAAACAAAAGCGCGAATTATCATCGACCTGGAAGTCGATCTTGACCGATATGATATATTTCTCTCGTTTTTTCTTTCGGTGGTCACGGCCTTTGCTGGAAAAAATACTTTTATAACCGCGACTCAGAGTGCCAAATAGAGGAACTAATCCCTCAATACCACTATCTCTGTACGCTTTAAGCCAATGATAATAGGTTTCTTCATGTATGTCTTTGGTCAAACAATACGCCTTGACCGTAGTATGTTTTTTAATTTTTTGTGCAAGGGCGACAGCTTCCTCGTTAGCAACAATGTCCTCATACTCCTTAATAATCAAGAATCGCGCCTCAGCACGTATCCTTTGGCTTTCGGGGATTTGACCGATCTTGTCAAGCTCTGTGCTATATCTTATGCGAGTGTCCATAAAAATGCCTCCGTTGACTTCACAGAGGCATTATAAACCTATCGGATACGGCTTCAATGGTTTGACTAGTATCGTTATGATGAAGGTTGGCTTGCTCGTCAGTCCCCGGCGCTGCCACACCAAGGAGACAGGGAAAGGTTCCCCTATTTCGCTTTCTAGTTCTTTAGGCTGTTACCAGACCCACTGGGCCGAGTTTCAGTTCAGTGGTAGTACCAGTCAGCTTTGATCTTTTAAATTTACGATTGTATATGAGAAAAAGCCCTTCTCTCTCCAACATCTCGTCTTTTACCTGAGCCAGTTCGTTAATCATAAAATTTGTTTTTCCTTGACTATGGCCCGGTACGTTATAGATGAGCTGGTAGCCTTCCTTGCGTTGTTTTTCGAGTAGCATCCTTGCATACAAATCCGGTGTTTCGCTGTCACTATATAGTTTAGTGACAAATGGCTTGTAAAAAGGAAATGTTTCGTCTACGACTGTTGTCGGGACATCCTCCATTACAACGGGACCGTAACGGTCTTTAACTTTTACCGGGCCGATAACAGTGACTTTGGAGTAGCTTTGGGAGATGTCGAAGGTCTCTTCAGCGGCGGATATGCAATTACCCTTACCGCTTATAGTGTTCATCAAAGTATAGAGCGCTTTCCCCTTAGTCTTCGGCCGACCGAAAACCATAGTACCGTCTGCGCGGCTGAAGAACATGAGACCGCGAGAAACGGCAGCGCCGCATAGCACTTCAAAGACGGTCATACCCGGCTCGGGCTGGGTGAACTCTTGCGACACATCACTGAATCCTGGAAAGGGTTTTCCTCCATCTCTTCCGCCCCAAAGCCCACCCCCGACAATATTGCAACGGCTTATATACGGCAAGGCAGGCCGGCCAGTTTTAGGATTGGCGTGAATAAGAAACTCAGCAATTTCTTTAATTGTTTTGTCTTTGAGCGTAACAAAATCTTCAACATAGGAGTCGACTAGGATTCCGAGGAGGTCCCGGCCTCCCACGGTCAGGGTGCGGCCTTGTTTGCTATATCCCTTTTGCACGAAGTCAATAATACCCGTCATCTCCACCTTGCTGTTGACGAGCAGCTCGCAGTGCATCCCCGGAACGATAGCGGTATCTGGGGTTGCAAGCTCCAAAGAGAATCTGTCAGCGGCATGGTAGAGATCAGCCTCAACTTCGTAGCTAATAAAATTCTCGATGCGCTTACCGGCAATCTGAAGAATAACCTTATCATCCATAACTTTCTCCCTTTAATTGGCGAGAGGGGGGCAGCTCGCACTGAGCTGGGGACCTCTCTACGATCCCTGGTGGACCATTGCCTCAACCATCTGCTCCTGGAGAAAATCCAGCCACTCCTTCTTAATTTCGGTGCCAACTGAAAGGAGCTTACCCCTACGAAAGGAGTGCTGCTTAATCCATTCCAGCGCACAGTGTTTGCAGGCAAATACAGCCAGCGGGTTGTTGTCTATGCCGAGTTGTGCGTGAACTTCGAAGTTAATCTTGCTGAAATCTCTTTGTGCCAATGTACAATCCATTTTCCACCCCTTTTGTTGAGTACAGAGAATAAAGACCGGTTATGCTTCTTTGAATCGGGACCTCTCTACGACTCCCTGGTGGACCATTCCCTGACGCCTCCCCGTCGCGCTGAACCAATTACACGGTCGGGCCGGGCGAAGTGCTGTTGTCCTTATGGTCCACCTATCTCAGGACAACAGCAGGAGCCCTCTTACATCGTTACTCCGATTTCCTTCAGCCTGGCAACCTCTCCTTCCCGTGCCGCACCCTTGTTGAACCCCATGTTGCTAAAGATTGCTCCAGATCTTAGTGCTCCGGAATCAAGGCCCTCGAAAGCCTTGAGCTTAAAGATTGGAATCCAAATTTGGTACTCAGGTGCGAAGCTTTTAGAATTAACACCAAGGCCCTGAATAAGTGCATCGAGGCCGATAAGCCTGGAATATGCCTTTTGGACTTCTCTGGCTGCCTCGAGATAATCCTGCCCGATCTGCTGAGCCTGGCCGAAGAGGAAGTGATGGATCACTCTTTTTTTGTCGGCCTCGATGCTCTGTAAAAGTCGCTCCGCTTCCGCCAATTTACTGTTAAGTCCTACAATCGCACGCTTAGCGCCGATCTTGACCTCTTCGCCTGCTGCGTGGGTCTCCTCTTCGTCCTTGATTTTGGACTCAAGGATTTTAATATCGGCGGCGACATCTTTGCCCAGGGCTGATTCAGCCAGAAGGTCATAGCGCCTCTGATGCAGCGGTTCGAGTGCCGAAGTTGTATCAGCACCAAGTATTTCCTGCTGTTCGGAAATGGTGTTTTTCAAGGAAACGACACCTTGAGCCGCCACGGCGAGCCTGCCCAGGTACTCCATTACCTCCTCAATGCTTGCTGTATAGTTGAAGTCCCGCAGCTCTCCTTCGAGTGCGGCCAACCCTGCCCGGAGATACTTTTCCTTTGTCGAAATGGTGGTGACCTCATGCAGCGTTGTTTCGTACCGAGCCTTTAGGCCGGGTAATTCAGCCTTAGCCCTGTCAGAATTGTTGCTTGCGAGGCTTTCAATCCTCATCTTCAGATCAACAAGGCTTTCTCCTTTTGGCTGGAGCGAACCCAAAGAACTCAGTTCCTGGTGGAGTCCTGTTATCCCTTTCTCAATCTCGGCCTTGCGGACAATCCGCTCTTGCAACGTTGTGCCTTTTGTCGTGCTCTTCTGCATAAATAGACTCCTTTTTTTGGTGAATTGTTCTAGGGGTTGCATTTGGCGACTTCCTCAGGTGCCGTGCCGAGCATTGCGTAAATCTTCATTTCATCTTCTTTACTAATCGGTGCTTCCCGATTCAGTGCTTCCGCATGACCAAGCTCCCGAGCCTCGATGTATGCGTGCGGATTCGTTCCTGTCAGCTCACAAACTCTTTTTTCTTCTTTCGTCAACGGCATGATTACCCTCCTTGGGGGTGTTGCATCGAAGATGTCTGCTTTTCGTTCAGGCTTTTTGGTATTGGGGGGCTGCTGTTTTCTAAAAAATGCCGGGTTGCCATTCAACCTTGTCCAGTCAAAACCTTTCGAAACTAACTTCTTTGTCCATCCCATTTCTTCACCTCACTGTATCACCGGAGCCTTTCTCTCTTTTTGCCGGCCTCCTGACGGGATATTCTCACCTTACGAAGGATGCTATAAACCTGCCGGACAGTAATGCTGTACTTTGCTGCAAGCTCCCGGTGGGTAACACCATTCCCGAACTCTTTGTAAATCTCTACATACCTATCAGCGCTTGCCTTAAAAGCCATTTTGGGGATGTAAATGACAAGGGAACTAAAATGATGTGCCAAATGCTCAATTACCTTTTGCCCAACGACTTCGGCCGATTTTTCGTTTACACCGGCGCCAAAGACCCGGATTGATATCTGGGACTCAAGGCACGCTAGGAATTCATCCCCTGGTGTCAAGCGTATCGGCTCCCCGGCTGCTTGTAGAAGCTTGCGTATTTGCTCGCTCGCGAGACCATACTTTGCCGCAAGCTCCTGACGACTCGCACCATTTTTGACCTCTGTGCAAATCGCCGCATTGCGCGCGGAGATTACAGCCGCCGTCCGTTTGGGCATATAAATGGCTTCTCCGCCCCATCGCTGGACTAAGTACTCGGACATCTCTTGACCGATGGATATGGCCGCTTCCATGTTCACACCGTTAAGACAGAGTCGTTTTACGATCTGGACCTTGAATTCCGCTAACAGCACTTCCCCAGAAAGCACACGCTTCGCTTCCGTTCCCGCGTTCTCAGATATCTGCATCATGCCGCCTCCCGGATCTCCGCCGACTGATCTCCCGCCTTCCTGAATTCCTCTTTCCATTTAGTCCTCACTATAGATTCAACCCGTCACACCCCGATGGTTTTCCCCTCTACACTGACAGCCCTTGTTACATATTTCCGCGGTTCCAGTCATATTCAGGAGATGTCCGCCAACTACATGAATAGCAGCGGTATACCTCATCGTCCCTTAGCGGAGCCTGCCATTCTGGAGCGAAAACCATGTATCCGCCACAACGGGTACAGCGGCCCATGTAAACGGCGAACTTCTTGACTTTGTGAGCTTTTGAAGGCGGGGTTTTTCTTTCTGAACAAATCTCAGACCTTTGAAGACACACCTCGTATTCCGGCATCAACTCCGCCAACGCTGCATCCAGTTCGTCTTCGTCAATTGAATCCTGCTCTAGGGCGTCAGAATCATCTCCGAGGTCATCATCCTCACAAAGGATTTGCTCTTTAGGCAGTGCGGCCGCTTCAAGGACTTCTTCCAGCGCAAGTTGCAGGGATCGGCTGAGCATAACGTCCAATGGTGGCGCCTGATCGTTCAGTCCGTTGCAGCCCCGGCAGCGCAAATCACCGGTAGCGGAGTTAGAGTACTGACGATTGATTTCACAGGCTCTACCCGAAAGCCAGACGCATAACCGTTTGCAGTAGGCCGTGTTTAGCTTCATCCACTCGTCAACGTTCAGGGCCATGTGCATGCTCAGCGCTCCAGTAAGCGCTTGATGCGCTTATCCAGGGCGTCTATTTCTTCAGCCTGCCGCTCGATTGTATCTATTAGGCTGTCATACGACTCCTGTTTCATGACAAGCAAACCGGCCTGCTCAAAACAGCCGAGCACTCGAGCAATTTCCTTCTTCATATCATCCCCCCTCACAAAAAGGCCTCGCTCATCAGTGCCGGTCGGCTAAGTCCGGCAGACCGGGGGATACATCCCCGGTTTCGCGTCAACAACTGGTTTTCTGTCAATCATGCTTTGGGCTCTGCATATAAACCCAATTAAAACCATCTTTAAAACTTCGCGTACTGGCTTTTAACCTTCATCTCGGCATCCGACTAAGCCCCGCCAGCAGATCGCCCATTTAAACCGCCTTTTCGGGCGTGCGCCCAAAAGGCGCGGCTCAGTGGTATATTCATACCGTCTGAAGCACCCACTTAACTCTGCCCATAACGAAGTTCTCCTCAATCTCGCTGAACGGGATGGTGAATTCTGGGAACTTCGGATTATCTAAGCGGCACACAACCCCATTGCCGCTGATGTAAAGGCGCTTTATCACCGCACCCTGGACGGGGAGCCGGACTACATAGACCTCCCCGCTTACAATCTCCCTATCTTCTAAATCGACCCATGCACAGGCACCGTCACAAATGGTGCGGCCCATTGACTCGCCTCTAACTTGATACGGAATGATCGTGGAGCTGTGGAAACCTTTGAGCATTGCGACGGTGTCCACTCCCATGAAACGGATAGAAGGGATTGAATCTATGATGGTAGGGCTCACTGCCAGTGTTGTTATTGGTCCTCTTTTTGTCATTGTTCCGCCTCCTATTCTGGCTGATCGGCTCTAAGCAACCTTTCTTAGTATCAACACAACCCGGCCTATCACCTCTGGCTCACCATCGAGTTCAAAGACTTCCTTTTCTGGGTAATCCTTGATTGCTTTTACCCCGCCACCATATAGACATTGCAGACGGAACAGCTGCGTCCCAAACCGTGTGTCCACTGCAAAAATCCCGGTGGCTTTCAACTTTTCTTCGGTGTCGATAACCACAACGTCACCCCGGCGTAAATCGGGGGATAAGCTGTCATCTTGCACAACATGGTGAATAAACCGTTCCGGATGTCCCAGGATGTTTCTAACAAACTCAGTGCCGGGTATGTCCAACTGCGCGTTGCTCTCCATCCCTGACAAGTTTTTCCGCTCTGTCATGTCGCTCATATGCGGCACCCATTCAATGCGATCCGGCAGGCGACAGCGGCGGCACGATCAACGGACCGGCGGCGATCATGGCGGAAGGCCCACCTTGCAGCCAGCTCTCTCAAAATCTGTTTGATGTCCATCATCTGGTTCGTCATTTTTCACCTCCCGCACGATGTTTTTTAAGGTAGCTGCGCAGGGTATTTTCCGATGGGACCCTTTTGGCGCCGAATTCCTCCACAAGCTTTTCATGCATAGCTTTAATCGTCATGAACCTGTCAAGGCCGTAAATAAACGATTTCTGCTTCAAGTCCATATCCAGCTTAAGCATCCTGCCGCCTTTGCGTGGCAGGAAGTTGACGTTGCCGGACTGAATAGAACCGGGAAATTCCGTTTCTGAGCGCATAACAACAAGACTCAGTGCCTCACAGAGAACTCTCACCCCATCACCCGTTTTCAGGTCAATCAGCCCGTTGACTACTGTCCCCGCGTGGGCTTGAATCTCAGCAGTGGACAACCTTTTGCTCGACATGCTTCGCTCCTTATATAGCTTCGATAACATCAGCCGTTACCCTCAGTTCACCCATCTCCTGCGCCAGATTTAGCGCTTTTGCGGTGTAGTTGTTGACGAGCAGAGGGTAGGCGTGAGAGATCTTTGTCTTCCCATCGCGCCCTACGCTTGTAAGCCTCCGTGATAGGGCTTCGAATGCCTCCTCATCGAAGATGTCCTCAATCTTCGCCCCGACCCGTTTGAACTTTGCGGCGAGATAGTCCCGCAGGTTCCCGTTGAGACTTCCCATTTCCACGACCTGGACGCGTCGAATCACCTCGCGCATACCGACATGTCGCTTTTCGTCGAACATATCCTTTAACTCGGGTTGTCCAATTAGGATAATCCCCAGGAGCTTCCGGTAGCCGTCTTCCAGCTCATAGAACCGTTTTAGGTGCTTGAGGGTCGGCACAGTTAAATCATGTGCCTCCTCCAGGATCAGGCAGGTTCGGTAATTTGATTTTGACCGGTCCAAAAGCAGCCTTTGCACTTGCCTTGACTTGTCTTCCGGGTTCCCCTTAGGCCGCTCCGAGGAGATATCCGTGATGATGGCGTTACAAAGGGAGGAAACACTGACTTTGGTTTTGTCGATCATCTGGGGATAGCTAACCAAGGTCTTGCCGTCCCTCTTGAGCTGATCAATCACCTTCCGTCTCATGATGCTTTTCCCGCTGCCGACTTCGCCAATAATGGCAAGGAACCCGCCGTTATTGGCGGCATCCAACATGGCTTCGTGTACATAGCGGGCTTCGTCGCTCATGTAAACGTCGGCATCCTTCTGGACATCGTCGATGAATGGATCGCGAAACAGCTTGTAGTGTCGCCTGGCGTCTGTCGTAATCATCTCTACCTCCACACTTAGTGAAATATCTTCCGGGTTGACCGGAATAATTGCCTTGTTTCGTTTCCCATGCTGTGCAGTTCCCGTTGTCGGCTTCCCCTGGCATGATTTCAATTTTGTTGCCCCCCCTCACCGTACAGATTATTTCGCCCGTGCGGCCGTCACTGGTGCCTGCCACTCTTCCCCTTCTAAGAGGAGCGCCACCACCTCATCCGCTCGCTTCGCTTCGATGGTTGCCCCGAACTCGGCCCGCAGTGACTGGTTAAGCTCCGTAGTCAAATGCACGTCGGCAGCACGCAAGCGCTTAAACAGCTCCATAATCGTCAGTTGCAGAGGCACGGCAGGGCAAGCCAGCTCTATTGTTTGCCCTTTTTTAGGGAAGGTTGCGAGATTGTCCACCTTGTCAGCGAAGCCCTCGAAAGCATTCATCCCATAAAAGGGAGTTTCTTTTTTACGGTTCGGCTCCACGCTGCCGTAGGCTATCTGGTCCATACGCTTGTTCGCCTTCTGCGTTTCGGTCTCCGGCTGCGCCTTGTATTCCTGCCCAATGATGGCAGCGTTTGCCGAAAACCCGCCCAATTCTGCCGGTAACTTATCGATCGCACGGGCTTCGAACCGGTTGTTTTCATAGGCAACGGTGACTATTCCCTCCCGCCACTTGTAGAGGTTTTTTATAACCATTACCTTGGCTCCGTTGGGAATGCCGAAACTCTTCAGGTTAAAGTCCTTGCTTTGGAAGGAAATTCGGTTATTGGCCACGGTGCGCTCTTCTTCCGGCTTATTGAGGAGATCGCGCAACTCCTCACGAGAGGGCAACTCGCGGAGCAGCTCATCTCTGATGTTCAACCACATTGATAGCCGGGTGGAGCCGTGGCGGCTGTGCTTTTTGGTAGCGTTGTACCAAAGGCAGAACCCGAAAGCCTTGCGGTTTAGATCCTCCAGCGATGTGGCGGGATCAATTCTGAGCCTTGTCTCGAACCATTCTTCCCAGATCTTATGTGTAACCTCTACGGAGCCCTGTACACGCGAATTGCCTGGTTTACCTTTGAGAATCTCTACATTTATTCCCTCCCAAAAGGGGAGTCCCAATGCCTTGGCCTTGGCCCGGCAGCCGCCGTCCATCAGCATCTGGATCGGTGCGCCCCTAAACGGGAATCGTCCGTCTTTCTTCACTTCCCAGGCCGAACAGACAAAGTCGAACAAATTTTCAGCAGTTTCACCATCTGCCAGATAATATTTAACGTAGAAGAACCCAGAAAAATGGTCTGTGATGACATAGCGCTGAAGCGGAGTTTTAATTTTCTTAAAGTTCTCCAGCTTATTTTTGTAAAATTCATCCTCTCGCATTATTGAAATGCCATTGTCGGCCATGTAATATTGAATACAGGTAGATACGTCGGCGCTATGAACATGATTCGGGTGCAGGCTTCTCATCTCAGTATGGGGTGTCGCGCTATTCTGACATTTCTTGCTCATCTGCGTTTCCCTCAAGTTCCGCTGGACAGTGCCAAGACATACTGTTCCTCTAGTGATTAAGCCATTGTCTATTGTGAATTCCATGGCGTTTTCCACCGGGCATATCACACCCTTATTCTCCCGTCTGGTTACCCGAAGTACCGTCCCTATAGCATCAATCTGGTCATCACTCAGCGTTCGTTTTCCTTTATCCGAACGCTTCTTGCGGCCGCTGGAAAAACCGAATCTACGTGCTATCAGCATCATGTGTTCGTAGGAAAGACCATGGATCGAACGGTATTTATCGATGATCACCCGACGCTCTTTCGGTTTTGCTTCCTGAAGCTCAAAAACCATTTCGTTTTGCCACATTTTGCCCTCGATAACGGAGAATTCACTGCAAATCAACTCTCCACCAGGAGAGCGCGGGGCCGGTTAGGCTTACCCCTTCTGTTCCGCTTCCCACCTTCCGTATTCCTCTAGCAGTTCGGGGTTCATGACCGGATTGCCGATCTCGGTGACAACCGTGTCATAGAGGGCCAACACCTGCATTTTCAGGCTGTGCACCGTTGAGACCACGGCGGCGCTCATCCGAGGGGTGAACTCAATTGGAAAATCTTTGTGCAGGTCGTTCGGCTCAAGGGCTATCAGTGAGCCTTGGACCATTTTCAGGTAAGCATCGATCCGTTTTATAAAGGCGTCCTCGTCAGGCGTGAGCCCTTTAAGTGCGGCCTGTGCCTCCATCTTTGTTTCCAATACTGCAATTTCTTTTTCCTGATCGGAGATTCTCTTCTGCTTGGTCTCCAAGAGTCTTTCGACTGCTATTTTCGACTTAGCCGCCTCGTCCTTGACCTGTTTGGTTTCAACCACCACCTGCTCAATGAGGTCTTTAATTTCATCACGGGAGGCGGATTCAAGGTTGATTACTTTGCCCTCCTTGATCTCCAAGCGCTTCTCTTCAGGAAGGGATGCATACCCGAGGAGATCCCGGCGAGTGAAGCCGAGTTGTGCAAGCAGTTGCACTTCGTCTTGCTCCAAGTTGCGAGCAATCTTCAGGTCATTAAACCCGGTACGGCGCTTTATTCCCAGCTGCTCGAAAAAGTCATCAATGTTATTAACACCCTGAATTTCCAAGTATTTTTTACTATCGACCAATTGCGCAAGCTGCTTCATCTCCATGAACTCTGCAAGCAATTGGATGGATCTGAATGCTTGCACGCGACCCACTCGAAGTGCACACTCGTGCACTCCTCGCAGGCTTTCTTTCATTTTTGCAATCTCCTGGTCCGCGTCTGCACGGGCCACTTTATAAACCTCGTCGATAGCCTGCACATCTGTATGTGGTTTCTGTTTCCCTGACATTAGTTGCTCCCCGTAATTGATATGGAATCCAGATCTTGCTGTTTCTGAACAATCTCACTTTCAAGGTTGCTCTTTCTACGCGCCCAGTAGACCGACAGCTTCATTCCGAGCTGGTAAGATCCGCCTATCTGCTGGACAAACCCAGCATCCTCCAGGGTGACCAAATGGCACATCACTGTACCCAGAGCGATATCCATCACCCGTGCGATATCCGGCCCGGTAATCGGACCATTCTGCATGGCAAGGACATCTATGATCTGGCATGTTTTGGATACTGCTTCAATTCGCCTATATGTTGTTTTCATCCGTCACCCTTATCAAATTTTTTAGTCGATCACACATTACGTTGTAGCGTTCACCAGCTTGATGCCAGAGCTGTGCGAATTCGGCCAATGTTACTTCGCCAAGTGGCTTGCCGTTTTCTGCGACAACCAGTGCAAGCATGCGAAGAGCAGGTCCGTTAAATTCGTACGCATCCGCACAAGGCTTCAAAGCGTCATAAAGTTCGTTGCAACCCTCGTTTAAATCTTGATCACCCATCACGCAACCTCCTACTTTATGTATGTACAGGCCGGCAATAGCGACGATGGCCTTACCGATTATTTCAGTCCTCGTTTTTGCCTGATCCCCATGATCTTCACTTGGATCACCCGTTCTTGTTCCTGGAGCCGGGCCAGCTCGATAAGGTCCCTATCATCCGGATTGAGAACATCGCTGCCTAGAGGCTCCAGGAGGTATCGGAAGGGCTCAAAGGACCCGACGACATGGCAGAAGGCGGTTAGGGTTTCGGAGCGGATGCAGTAATCGGGGTTCGAGCTCGTATATTTGTCGAGCATTTCTTTGCTGATTGACGACCCGGTCAAGCGGCTTATCTCGCTGGAGATCCTATAACGGTCGAGGCCGCTGTCGCTGATCGCCCTAGACAAACACTGGCGGAGGCCCAGGCCAATATCCAGCGCCCCTTCCGATAGACCGGTATCAAATAACCCGTGCTGCCCTGATAGCCCCTTGTCTTTTCCTGCAATTTTTTTGGACATTTATGGTTCCTTTTTCGGCTGTTACAATCAAACAAAATTTGATAAGGTACGAGCCTTAGGCAGCCTTTCGTTTCTGCCCGCGACTACGAGGCTTAATAGGCCAAAGACTCTCGATTCGCACTCCAAGGGCCTCAGCGATGGCTTGCCGCAGATGTGGTGACACCCTGATCCCGGCTATAACGTGGTAAACAGCCTGCCGAGTTACACCAACACGGCGGCCGATCTCAGCCCCGGAAACCTCTTTTTCGATCATTAGATGTTTTATTTTTTTGGCTGTTTGCGTTTCCATGGTTACAACCTTACTCGCTATAGCGAGTGAAGTCAATAAGAATATTGCTAAAGCGAGGCTGGAATGATCGGAGAAAGACTAAAACAAATTCGCATGGGCAAAGGCCTCACGCAGAAGGCCTTTGCGGAGCTGCTCGGCACCTCATCGGGATACATAAGCGAAATTGAACAAGGGAAAAAAATGCCGGGCAGTGAATTCTTGATATCGCTAAAGCGTGAGCTGGGTGTAAGTCTGGATTGGTTTCTTGCGGGGGAGGGTGGAACCCAGGCGTTAATAGTTGTTGGCAAACGAATAGAGAGTTACCGTATGGGGCTGAGGTTCAAAGTCGGCGAGTTCGCAAACCTCATCGGTATTCCGAAAGAATATCTATCCGATATCGAAAAACAAAAAGTGATACCCTCCACAGATGATCTCAAAATGATAATCCGAAATACGGACATTAATCCTCAATGGCTATCAACGGGGGAAGGGCCGGAGAGAAAGGGCGATAATAGGACGGGAGATGGAAAGCTCTTTTACGCTTTTGGAGAGGAAGAGATAGATGATAAATTAAAATGGAAAATTCTCCAGACGATCCACTCTGCGATGTTGTATTCAGGGCTTGACCCGGAAGACTTACCCGATGATAAGAGGATAATCATAAAGGATTTGCTTTATGACGACGCAATACGAAAGGAAAGGCAGCCGGACGAAAAATACGCCAATCGTCTTTGCCAGCTAACATCCTGTGAGATTTGTGAGAGTAAGAAAAGAAAGGAACGATGGCAACACAAATGGCACATAGAAGTACCTCCAGGTCTCGATCTGGAGCAGGTTCCAATTTTGGTGAAGGCAGCATCGGGCCTGAAATGCCCGATGGAGGGGATTCCAAAGCATTCCATCACTGATAGTGCGCCGGTAATGGTCCATTGTACTGCTTACTACCGGAAGCAATTAGATGATGGGTCATTGGTTGTGGTCAAGGGGAAGCGAGAGGAAAGGCCCATCAAAGAGGAAAGGCCAAGTTCTCAAACCGGAGGACAGATAACTCAGACGGTTAGCGGTACGGGCCATAAAGTTGCAGGTAGGGATATTGTCGGAGATAGAGATAGGGGAAAGAAGTAG